CTTCTAAGAAATCATATGTAGAACCATGTTGTTCAATAAGTGCTTGACCTTCTTCACTATCTTGTTGTATAAATATAGTATTGTCTGCATACTCCATAACTAAAGATAAAACAGCTTGTGTTTTTTCTCCAAAGACTTCTTCATCATCAAAGTAATTTTCTTCTACTATTCCATTTTTAATAAAGCTATCTTGTAATTCTGCTAATAGTTCTGGTTGTTGTGTTATATTAAATAACGCTGTAAAACCATTACCAAAGTTACTAGGTAACATTTGTAATTCTAATTTACCTGTATCAGGATTTTTTACATATACTTGTCTTGATGCACCTACACTTAAACCTGCTGCTTCCAATGCTGATGATATTTCTCCTTGTATTTGTTGTTCTATACTGTTTTGAGTTTCAAACTGTTCTTCTTGTGGTACACCAGATGTATCTTGCACCATGTTTATTTCATCTATAATTGCTTGTAAAGTCTCAACATTTTCAGCATCTAAAGCATTAATTATACTTGAATAATAAGCAGGCACTACAGTTACATATGTATCTCTAAACTCTTGTACAGATACACCAAATTGTTTTTGTATTAATTCTTCCATTAGTTAAATATTCCTATTAATTCAGTATCGTCTCTAAATAGTCTACTGTAAACACCTATCCATATGTATTTAAAGTCTGGATATTCTTTGGTTATGTTTCTAGCAATTTGGGCTACTCCCATTCTCAATGCTTTTGCTTCTGGTGCAGAACTCGTTAGCCACCAACTATCACTAAAACCATAACTTTCTGAAATTTTACCTGCTTCTTCCCATATAGGATTAAACTCAGCAAATGCTTTTCCAGACTCTAGTTTTAATACTAGCTCATTTGTAGTCCATTCTGCTTGCATTTCTTCTAAAACATCTCTTGCTTTAACTGGATTAACACTACCGTAATCTCTTTGAAAGCCCGGTAACTGTTCAATTAAATAGTTTCTGTATACTCTTAATACTTGTACTTCTTCTGATGAAGGTAAATCCATTGCTTCTACTTGTTCTTTAAATGCAGAATATCTAAAATATCCACGTGTATCGTTTACTTGTCTTTGATATTCTTCTGGTGATAATGTAACTCTGTCACCGGTATTAAATTGTTCATACATGTTTGCATAATTACGTTCATCATAAGGACTATCTGGTAACGCATACCATTTAGATAGTTCTAATGCGTCTAATACTTTTGCATTTTTATTTTGAAACTCTAATACTCTATCAGTAAAAGATTGCTTACCTACTTTAGATTGTGTTTTAGGAGCTGTTAACCAACCATGTTCTATACCATAAGTTCTTAAAAATTCGTTAGCTCCTGCTACTTGGTCACTATCGTTTTTGTCAACTAACTCTCTATATTCATTAGCTAGTATTTGCGCACCCCAATATTTACCATTCTTATCTTCAATATAATATCTTGGTGTCCAACCAGTAGGTAAAAAGAACTGTGATAATCCTCTAAACAAATAAAGTTGTGATGCTTGTCGTTTAGAATATTCTAAAAATGCTTCATCTAAACTCATACCTGCATTTAGATATTTATTTAATTTACCTTGTGCTGCAAGTGATTTATCTCTACCAACTGCTTTACCATATCTATAAATATCAATAGTTGTAGATGCACGTAATTGTTGTCTGTCATCTCCTACACCTACTGTAGTTAACATTTTATCTAGCCATGCAGGTGCCGGTACAACATCTCCAAGTTTTGGTGGTCCAAACTCTCCATAAAGTAATCCTCTTATTTCTTTACCTAAGCCATGTCTAGGTAATACTTTATCTGCAAGTACACCAACATATGGCAATGGTCCCGGTACAAAACCTTGACCTAATAAGTTTATGCCTGCTACAAATCCCTGTGGTGCTACTTTTACTCCACTATCTTTACCAAATATTGCATTACTTAAAAAGTCCATACCCGGATATACAAACATTTCTGAACCTGAACCATTAGGGTCTGGTGCAAAAAAACCTTCTCCTGTGTATTCATTAGTATTAGAACCTTTAGCTCCAGTACTAAACAGTTGTGCTTGTCTAGCTCTATATGGATTTGCTATAAGTATTTTGCTCCAAGTTTGTGCTAACTCAAACCATACTTCAGGGAAAGGAAATACGTTTCTTGTAATATCAGATATTAAATGTTTTTTAGAAGTATCATACAATAAATTTTTTGTTGCAGATAATCCGTATGCTCTACTTTGTGTATTAGCTAAGTCATAATCATCAATCTTGCTAGTAGCTACACCTTTTTGCCCACGCATTTCATCTATAACTTTTTTAGGTATTTTAGCTTCTTGTGCTTCTTTAATAAATTTCTTTTGTAGTTTAGGTGACATGTCCATAAAGTTGTCATTTATCCATTGCCATCTATATTGTTTCCAAACAACAGACCTAGAAAGATAAGCGTTTGGTTTTGTCATAAGATGTTTAAAAGCTATATCAGTCATAGTGTCAAGTTTATTTTCTACTTTACCTAAAAATCCTGTAACATCTCTTTGTGGTCTTGACCCTTTAACTAAACCAAAATCTACACCTTCGTCAATAAAATAGGACAAACTTTTATAAATATTTTCTAAATGTTTTTTATTATATTCTTTAGTTACATCAGGTATAAAATCAACAACGTTAGCTTTACCTAATGTTTTACCTCTAGGTAGTTCTAATTTACCAGTAGCTATTGCATTTCTTAAATTTTCATTACCACCAAAAGTTCCAAATTTATAACTGTATTTATCTCCTGCAATATAGTTTTTACCTTCAACTAATTGTTCACCAGTTTTAATTCTTATACGTGCTTCTACAGAAGCTAAATAAGCATCTGCATCACGTGCATTAGTAACAATGCCTTCCATTTTGTTACCACCTAGTCTTGCTAATTCTTTTCTAAGAGGTAATGCTTCTGCACTTCTAAACCATGCTTTAGATGCGTCATTAAATCCATTAGCAGCTAAGTATCTAGCTATAGGGTCATTACGTAATTGTATTAACTCTGTACCAATACCATTAACGTATCCTTCTTCTCCACGTCTTATTTCTATAAAATCTCTACCCATACTAGAACCTCTAGTTGGTCTTCCTTTTAATGCACCTGCTGACCAAACACTATTAGTAACTTCTTTATACTCAAGAGTTTCTCTAATTTTTGCGCTGTCAATACCACCGGCACTTTCTCCTAAAAACTTTTTAGATAACTTTCCTGCTTGACCATGTGACCTAGCCCACACCATATGACTAGCAGGATGTATAAACATATTATCAAGTCCTGCAGCAGCCATTCTCATGCTTTCTTCCATAAATACACGAATAAACCAAGCACCTCTAAGAAGTACTAATGGTTTAAATACATTTCTTGTCATGTAATCTAATGTCAAAGTGTAAGCATCATCTGTTAAATTTTTACTTGGAATAATGCCTGTAAAATCATCTGCACCTTTAAATGCTTTAATCATATTTTTACCAGTATGTTTTAAGTTAGCACGTAAACCGCTTTCAAATTCATCACCATAAGTTGTAAATACTTTACCTAATGCTCTGTTCATTAATCTGTAATCTACTAAAGGTGCCATTAATTCTGCTGATTCTGATAATAAATGTAATGAAGGTACAACCATATTTATTTCTTCACCGTTAGGACCACGTTGTACAATAGTTTCCATAACATCACCAACAAATGGCATGTTGTCTCCAGTTAAACTGTCAACAAAATATTTTCTAATGTCTGCATTACTTTCAAATATTTTCTTGGCAATTCTTTGTGTAGCAATAGTTTTACCTGTTTTTTGCATAATAAATTCATCTCTTAATATTTGTTGATATGCAAAGTTTTGTATAGCTTCAAAGTTACCTTCAGGTATAGCTATTAACTCATCAACTATAGGTTTCATAGCATCAAAACTATATCCAGTAACTTGCATGTGTGATACAAGATTTCGTACAGCACTATCTCTGTTTGTAAAAGATAATCCTTCTTCTGGAGTTACGCTAAGTATTTTGTTCATATAAGGTTTGTAACCAGAACGCATGTTAGCGCTAAAGCCCATTAGTTGTGCATAAGAATCACCTTGTACTGGTTTACCTTTAAGAACATTAATACCTTGTTTAATACCTCCACCTAAATAAGAACCAACGCTTCTAAATGCTGCGTCTTCTTTTCCTATAGCACTTAAACCTTTACCAACTGTTTGTTTTATAACATTTGTACTTTCTAATAAATCTTTACCTTTTAATGCTGATGTTCTTAATACTGCATTAGTTAATCCTGATTGTTTACCCGGTAATTGATTAATTACACCTGTGTCAAATAAATTGTCTAGTATTTGTCTAACTTCTAAGTAATCCGTTGCGTCAGCTATTTGTTTGACTACTGTATAATCTAAATTATCAAAACCCGGTGTAGTCATTAACTTAGCTACATTATTTTCTTCTGTTAGAGCTTTAGTCATTTTTCTACCAAACGGTGAGTTCATTAAATCTTGTGTTGTATTTCTAAATAATGATGTTCTAGTACCACTAATAACACCTGCTTGTTTATAAAGTTTTCTACCTGCAGCGTATTCTCTACCTTCGTCACCTTTAAATTTTCTAACAAGTTGACCATTCTTACCACTTATTAAAGGTTTTTTATCAGAGAATGGGTCTACATAATCTTCTAACTCATTAACTCTTTTATTAAAAGTGTTTAAATAATTATCTACTTTTGCAGCTTTTTGTGCATCAAGTAATTTATCTACAGTGATAGGAGCTTGTTTTAATTTATTTATAGTAGATATTCCTTTAGATAAAGGTATGTCATAAGCGAGTCTAAGACTGCCGTCAATAAATCCAGACAATGTATTTGCTGCAGTTGTACCACTAGGAGTTATATTATATGCAACTTGTCTACCCGGTGAGTAAGGTTGTAATACACCAGTATCTAATCCTTGTTTTTGTCTCCACCAATTAGAAATACTAAACATATCGTTTATGTTATTACCCGGCGCATAGTTAGATTTTCTGCCTTCAAAAAATTGTATTCTATTAGGACTAGATAAACTTGTATATTCTTGCATACCTAATGCTTCATTTGCTTTTATAGGTGTACCTACATTGTCATAATATAATTTTCTAGCTTCTGTTTCACTTAAACCCATATCAAGTAATCGTTGATAACGTATGTCGTCTTCAGCTAATAAACTTTCAAATATAAATTTTCTGTCTCTATCAAAATTAACTGGATTACCATTCCATGCTTCTCTAAATGCAGCACTAAATGCAGTTTCTCCTGCAAGTTTAGAACTTTCTTTCCACATTTCTGCATACTCTTTAAGTTCACCCCATGTACCTTTATCTTTACCAATATCAGGTATTTGTGTATTACTTACATACATAGCTAAATTTTCTTGTGCTTCAGTTGGTAACATACCACTTTCAATCATGCTGTCGTATGCGTGTAAATCAGCAACATATTTAAGTTGACGATTTACTTTAGAAACTTTTTCGCCCATACTTTCAAAACCAAGTAACGCCCATACACCTAATTGTGCATCACCTTTAAATACACTTGCAAGGTTTAATGTCATGTCTTGATGTTCAGGCATTAGAGGATTACCCTCACCATCTGTAGAAGCTAACTCCCATTGTTTAGCTGCTTGTTCAGATTGTGATATAGAATACCTATCTACTACTTCTTCTACTGCAGCTGAATTAGGGTCTGCACCTACTTGTGTAAAACCAATAAGCAAACTCTGTGGTGCATTAGGATACTTTTGTGTAAACGCTATTAACTTTTGTGGGTCAACATCGTTAAGATTTTCTTTTAAGTTTTTAAACTTTTTATTTCTAGCAACGTTACTAGCTACTTGTGATTGTTCAAATATTGGGTCAGGGAAGAACACTATTCGCTACCTTGATTAATCAACTCCGATATAATTGAATTAGGCATTACTTGATACATTGCGGCAAGTAACATATTAGCGTCTTCATCTATTGCTTGCATTGGAGGTGAACCTGCACCTAACATTGCGCCTTCTGTAATTGGTTGATTAGGAAACTCTGTTGCTCCGAAAACGTTTGGAGTTGCACCTGTTGTATTACCTACAGGTATTTGTCCTTGTTGTGCTACAGGTAATGGTGCTGCAGCTTGTTGTTCTGATAAACCTTTTTGTTCACCATAAGCTACACCCGGTATTCTTCTTATAGGTTGTTTACTGTTACCTGCTCCACCATCAGTTCTTTGTGATAATGCACCCGGACCACTTACAGCAGCCGGTTTATTAGGTGGTCTGTATCCACCTCTAGTTCTTTTCTTCGCCATATTCCTCCATTATTACAACATAAACACCCGGATAAGGATTTATAATTTCGTATGCTTGTTCAAAAGATACTACTTGTGTATCTCCGTATTCTTCATTTACGATATTCCAAAACTCTGCTTCAACAAATTCTTCGTTCATTATGCTAATCCAAAAGCAGCAGCCATATCTGGCGGTGGTCCTTGAGGAGCTTGCATCATTTGTTGTTGTTGTATTAATGCCATCTGCTCTGGAGACATCTGTGGTTCTTCTGGAGTATAAAATTGTTTTAAAATTTCTGTCATAGCATTTGGATTATCATATATAGCTATAACTGCCATTGTGGCTTGTGGGTCTCCTTCTGCTGACCTAGCAAGAACACTATCAAATAAAACATTCTCAGCTTTATTTTTACGTATACGCTCTTGTACTTTGCCTACATTTTCAAGACCATCAATATTATCTTGTAAAGTTTCTGTATCAATAATACCTGCTTGTACTAATTGCAAACCTGTAACAATTTTTTGTGGCTCATCAAATCCTGCCATAACACCATAGATACGTCTTGTTCTGTGGTCTCCACCTATATCACTAAGTGGTTTATAGTTTTCTGAAAAAGATGTTCCGTTAAAATAACCTGCCATAGGTTTACTTTGTGTACCTGTTTCTACAGCAAGTACTTCATCTAGTTCTAATCTTTTAGAGTCCATTTCTGCTATACCAACTTTTATAATCTCTCTATATTCATTAATCATTAATGACATAGAGGAGTTAAGTTCTGCAAGACCTGCACCAGTAGCTACACTAGCAGGAGACTGTGCATCATCAGTTACTGGATAACCACCAACTAATCTAAGCTGTCTCTCTAATCTATCTACTTGTTGAAATAATTGATAAGGTATGTTATTTGCAGGTTTAGATACTTGTGTACCCGGAGCTAAATAGTTAACAGCAAATCTACCTTTACGGTATTGTCCACTCTCTAACTCTCCAGAAATATTTGTTTCTGTAAAGACACTATCTTCCATTGCAATAGCTGACATAATATTTATTTTTGCCATCATAGACATAAGTCCTATTGTGTGGTCATACTGACCTTTTAGTTCGTCAAAACTAAATCGTTTCATAAAGACAAAAGGTGTTGTACTTAGTGTGTTAGGTATAAAATCAAAAAGTTGTCTTGTTTCTGGATACACAATGTATGTACCAGTTATGTCATAGTATTCAATTATACTTACACCTTGACCTGTATTATCTTCCCAATCTCCATCTGATGTTGAATCTGTATATCCAATAAGAGATGTGCTTGTGTTAGGAGACCCTTTAGGTTTATTAGGTTTTAAGATTACATTTTTATATTCAGGATATATTTGTGCAAGTTTCCATCTAGGTACACTTCTTAATACTGCAAGTTCTTGTGGTTTTTGGTCTGGACCAAAGTTACCCGGATATGTGTCATAAGGGTCACGTAGTTCTGCAGTAGGATACAAGAAACCATTCTTATCTTGTTTGTGTGTAATAATCCATGCGCAATAACCATAGCCCGGTAACCATCTAGCAGCTTGTGCTAATTGTAAGTTTAGTCTTTGCTTCTCATCATATGAAGAAACTATTCTTTCCAACTTTTCAGCACGTTTTCTAGCACGGTCGCTATCGTTATTGTTCATTAAATCTACACGTATGTTAGGTACACCAGATATTTTTTGTGCAAGTCGGTCAATACCAGACTGCAATAAGTTTGGTGCAGGTAGTAAATCTGAATCAGCAGTATCCATTTGATTGCCTAGTAATGCTTTAATACCGTCAGCACCACCGTTTAAGATTGCTCGTATTCTATATTTATTAGTTTGTCTATTGCTAGAAGAACCACCTGCGACTAATTCTTGCGCAGCGTCTATAATTTCTTCAGCAGATTTTTTATCTAAATTTATTGCCATGGTGCATCATTCATATCAGTAACATTATAACCAGTAAAACTTGGTTTGTATTCCATTCCAACTTCTGCTAGGTGTTCTTTCTGTACTCGTCTAAATACTTTCATTGGGAACCAACTAGACATTACAATGTCTGTCTTATGTTTATTCCTACTAGAAACAGGTTTACCATCAAAGTATACTAACTGTCTTTTGTAACTATCTATTTTAGCTTGACTTTCTGAATTGCCATAGGGTAAATGTATTTTATTTGCGTCAAACAATTCTGACATAGCACCTACACCATATAGTGGGTCGTGTTTGTTTTTGCCTGTTAAGTGTCCTTGTAATAAAATACCTGTACGTAATACAAACTCTTTTATGTTTTCATCTTGACGTATAGCAGTTTGAAAACCGTTTTCTTCTACAATCCAATGAGCTAAGTCATACTTGTGATACCAGTCAGATATAATTTGTGCAGCTGCTCTTACACCACCACCCTTTTGATTATCTATATCTATACAATACAATTCTGAGTTAAACGTATCTATACCCCAAAGAAATGCAGCTTGATATCCGGAACTAGAAGGGTCAAGACCTGCAACAAGTTGTAACTGCTTAGGTATTTCTCCAACAACTAATTCTTGTCTTTTACAAGCGTCAATAGCATCAGGACTAAATATTTGTGTGCCTTCTACATAGGACTGATTAAAGTACA